CTACATCAGTGTAAAAACTAAATATATCCCAGAGAGCAGTTTGATCGCCACCCATTGCGTATAGCCATTCTGTGTGAAGTTGCTCGTAGTTCATATTTTTTAAATCTCTCATAGTGATGCCTCAATTGTTGATTGAATAGACGCGCCAACATGATTTTGCAGGGCGTTTAGTGCCGCTATATAGCAGGTGAAAGTGCCGATAATCTCAGCGTTAATGCTCGTTAATTCGTACATATTTATGCTCCGTTAATAACTGTGAAATAAGTAGCGGTGATGACAAATGCCCACCAAGTTAATAATGCAGGCGGGTACTGATCTAGCATGCGGCCACTGATGACCTGAAATCTAAAAGTAAAATTGATCATGATTTATTCCCTCGATATGTAGTTAACAATTGAGATTGATTTTTATTCCATGACTGCGTGGCTATTGCTAAAACTACTAAGTAGTAGGCTTGGCAATAACCACCCGTTGGACTGGGTGGATATCAGCGGATTTTGCCGCTCGATCTCCTCTCGTTAGAGGCCATCAGGTGTCCTATCGCGTAACGGGCTAGTCGTATTGACATCAAAGCCGTGCGCCCTTGCTAGGGGTAGTCTCTCTACTCGCATCGATGGAGCCTTGATGCTTTCGCCTGACTAGCGTTTCAAAAATTTGCAAATCCTTTGCATACATTCTTAGTCACCACTGTTCTCAAGAAGTTCAAAAATAAGTTCAATTAATTTGAATTAGTTTTTAGGCAGGGCTAAATCACTACCTATATAGGTGCTATGTAGAGGCTATATACTATCGAAATGAAGGCTAATACACGCTTGGGGTAAAAACTAAGTGGTTGATTTTAAAGGGGTTTTTAATAGGGGATCACGTTAGGTGCTGTAAAATATCCTTTAGAATCAAAGACTTACAAGTGTTACCATAAGTAACAAAACGTCTGTAATCGATTTTAAGCGCGTTTAGGTAGTAGGGCATCGGGTTCTGGCACTGTCCCAGACAGGGCAAATTAGAGGCTCTGAGCGGCATCGGCACTCTCGAAAATCAGGGCAAATCAGCACTCAAATCGTACAAAAAATGATCAATATCAGGCCTAAACAGGGGCTAAAAACAATAGGCACAGTCACTGACAAATCAACACAGAGGCATCTGCAAGGCTCGCTCTACTCATAACTATTTGGGAATAGCGTGGCATAGGCAATCAGCAATGGTCTTAGATCGCAACGTAGGCACGTTATAAGACGTTTGATGTTAGTTGTTATTCGCCCATTTATACACTGAAATGAGGCCTATATACTGGGGATATTCACCACTGGAATTAGTAATTATGAGCGGCACAAAATTGACTGGAAAGCAGAGGGCATTTGCCAGATGCATGGCTGACGGGATGACCCAAAGCGCGGCCTATCGAGAGGCGTATGATGCTGAGAATATGAGCGGTGCTGTGATAAGGAATGAGGCCTCCTTGTTGATGGCTCGCAGTGACATCACCATGACGGTTGAGAAGCTAATAGGGGAAAGGGATAGGGCTATACTGGCTTCAGGCCTCTCTGACAGGGACCGCGTTCTGGAGCGGCTCAGAGGCTGGATCGATGACGCACAGCCAACGGATTCCAATAAGCTCAGGGCCGCTGAGTTGCTAGGTAAATCCGTGGGCATGTTCAAGGAAGTGACAGAGACAGTGTCAATAGATAGGGATTCTGAGAGCGTGGCATCTGAGCTAGAGCGCAGACTGGAGAGCTTGCTGTCAAAAAGTCAGGAGCAGGAAAGTGGGGATGTTGAGCCAGAAGATTTTGGGGAAGATGCGATCCACTGAAAAAAATCTGGGGGCAAAATGCTATCACCCACCCCCCCTTATGGCATGGCGTACCTGATATCTATATACATAGTGTTTTACACAAACAATTACTAGGTTTTACGAATCGGGTATTCCTTTTTTTTCCAAAATAAGCCGTAGTGTTTTCTTGCCTAAAATTTTTTTTAAAAAAATTAGAGTTTTTTTCCTGTTTCACTTGCAATATCCTGTCAAGAGCGTAAAGTCTGTAAAATCTAGAGATTCCTGACAGGAATATTCCTATCTTATTCCTTCTTCTTAGTTTGACATCTTAGTTTAGTATTATTCTCACTTAGTAGATTCCTAAGACAGGTAGAGTCCTAAGCAGAAATAGCCTTGTAGAAAGGTGTTCTAAACTTATTAAGGAAGCTGTTATGCCCAATACCCCTAAGATTGAGACTATATTTGGTAAAGTGACCCAAGAAGAATTTGATAAAAAGTCTAAGAACTTTGACAACAATAAGTATTCTATGCCCAATATACCTGCTAAGGCTCCTACGCCTAAGATGTCTGCTCGTAATGCACAAAAGCCTAATCGGAAAGAAATGACGCTTTTTGGCAGAAAGCCAAGTCCTAGAAAAAGAAGTTACCTTGATGATCTTCAGACTTATGACAAAAATATGGCTGACACCTCTGGAGCAGGCATGTTTGTTGCCGAGCCTAATTCTGAATCAATGCGTGAGCATAAGGAATCACTAAAGGCCGCTAACAGACAGGTTGTAAATCAAGCAAGAAAAGATGCGGGCCGTAGAAACACACAGAATAAAGCGTCAGGTGGTGTTGTTAAGCCCCGTGGATATGGTATGGCCCGTAGCGGAAAAGCCTGTAAAATGATGTAAGAGCAATCAACTAGGTATAAATATGTCCATCACGGATAAGGTTGACCCCGCTTTACTGAAACAGATACCTAATCTGCCTTTAGAGCAACAGAAAGAAGTTCTAGGCCTATTAGAGGAGCTAGAGGAAGCAGAGTCCAAGGAGAAGGCTAGAACGCACTTCATGGGCTTCTGTAACAAGGTGTGGCCTGCTTTTATTGAAGGTAGACACCACAAGATCATGGCAGATGCCTTTGAGCGTGTTGCCAGTGGTAAGTTGAAGCGGTTAATCATTAACATGCCTCCTCGCCACACTAAATCAGAATTTGCATCTTATCTATTGCCTTCATGGTTCTTAGGTAAGTTCCCAAACAAAAAAGTAATCCAAACTGCTCACACTGCTGAGTTATCAGTAGGTTTTGGCCGAAAGGTACGAAACTTGGTTGACAGTGAAGACTATAAATCTCTCTTCCCCTCGGTCGGGTTGAGGGCTGACTCTAAAGCCGCAGGGCGATGGAGTACCAGTGCAGGTGGCGAATACTTCGCTATCGGTGTTGGTGGTGCTGTAACAGGTAAAGGCGCAGACCTTCTGATCATTGATGATCCGCACTCCGAGCAGGAAGGTCAATCAGGAGACCCGTCAGTCTTCGACAAAGCCTATGAATGGTACACATCTGGCCCTCGACAGCGACTTCAGCCCGGAGGAGCCATCATTATTGTCATGACACGATGGCATAAACGTGATCTAACAGGACAAATAGTTAAATCGTCTGTACAGCGTACAGGAAGCGATGACTGGGAAGTAATTGAGTTCCCCGCTATTATGCCGTCAGAAACACCTCTGTGGCCTGAATTCTGGCCTATGAAGGAACTGGTAGCACTAAGAGAAGAACTGCCTTCCGCTAAATGGAACGCCCAGTATCAGCAGAACCCTACCTCAGAGGAGGGTGCGCTTATAAAGCGTAACTGGTGGAAGATATGGGAACATGACAACCCGCCACCTTGCGATTTCATTATACAGTCTTGGGATACCGCATTTCTTAAGACACAACGGGCTGACTACTCAGCGTGTACTACATGGGGCGTATTCTATGCGCCTGATGATGACGGCCAGACTATGGCTAATATTATACTGCTAGATGCTTTTAAAGAGCGTCTAGAGTTTCCTGAGCTTAAGAAGAAAGCTCAAGAGTTTTATATTGACTGGCAACCAGATGCTTGCATCATTGAAGCAAAGGCCGCAGGTACACCTTTGATATTTGAGCTTAGAGCAATGGGTATACCAGTCTCTGACTACACTCCGTCTAGGGGTAACGACAAGATATCTAGGGTTAATGCTATATCTGACATGTTTGCTTCAGGTATCATATGGAGACCCGAAAGACGATTTGCAGAAGAGGTGGTAGAGGAATTTGCCGCATTCCCCGCAGGAGAGCATGATGACCTTGTGGATTCATCCACTCAGGCATTACTGCGCTTTAGGCAAGGTGGCTTTTTAAAGTTAATATCTGACGAAGAAGATACACCGTTAGATACACACAGAAGAGCAGATTATTACTAAAGGGGCATATGTTTGTGGAAGATAAAGATTTACTGGGTATATATGCAGGTAATTTAGATAACCCAACAGCCGAAACTCTTTTGAATAAAATTCAAACAAGTGATGAGTTTGCTCAACTATATCGTGATACCCCCGTTAACCCAATGCCAATTGAAGAGCGTTTTGGTGTTCCAAATAATCGGTTTATGCCTACTGAAGCGCAGGCAACAAACGGAGAGGATAATCTTGATTTTTTTCGGGATAGTCCCAAGGCTGTCTTAAGTGCCGCTGAAACCCTTGAGGCTGCTATTTATTCTAAAGAGGTTGCAGAAAAGTTTGCAGAAGAGTTTGCTCAGACCATTGACGGCCTTTACGATGATGACATATTGGCAGAGGTAGAGGGGGGAACTCACACTATGGATGAACTGTTGACTATGATGGACGGCACTCATCCTAAGATGCAAGATTATGAATCTAATGAGCTTGCAGGTTTAAAACGCCTTAAGATGATTTTATCAGGAAAAGACCCTGAATTTGACACAAGGCGGTTAGGCTCTAATGCGCTTGAGCTACAGCAAATAATTGAATATCAAGGTTTTGGGCAGGAAGACGCATCTAACAGGACAATAGAAGCAGGATTAAATATGGGAAAGGAAATTCCAACTCTGTTTCCAAGCGAATATATGTTTGAAGGCTATAGAGCGGGTGGCCGAACAAGGTTAATTTAATGACGGATGGTCTTGAGGTTAGTCCGTGGAGAGTTGATCAGTTATTAAGGCCATTGTTTCGGAAGTTTTCAAAGGTAGGGAATAAGGTATACTTTGACAACTCAGAGTTTCCTGTAACAAAAGAGCTAGAGGATAACTTTAAGGTTATACTCGCTGAACTAAACCATGTAATGAAAAGAATTGACGAACTCACTCCTTTTCAAGATATTAGCCCTGATCAGACATACATATCCAATGATGACAAATGGAAGATGTTTTTTCTTAAAGCAGGGACAGTACGGTTTAAGCGTAATTGCGAGGAATGCCCAGATACAATGGCTATCCTTGATAAGCACAGAAATATTGTTTCTGCTTACTTTTCAGTGCTTGGCCCAAACAAAATGCTTATGCCGCATGAAGGCCCGTGGTGTGGTGTTATAAGAATACATTTAGCCTTAATAATTCCAAAAGAAGGGAATGGTTGCACCTTAGTTGTTGGTGGCATTCCATACAGGTGGGAAGAAGGTAAATGCGTAGTATTTGATGATACATACGAACACATAGCAGTTAACGAAACTAACGAGACCAGAGTTGTTTTGTTTATAGACTACATGAGGCCTTTGCCTTTTTGGTTGTCTTGGCTTAACTGGTTAGTAGTAAGCACAGCAAGGTTTGGCTCATACTTTAAAACCCCTCTTAAAAGACACAAAGAATGGGAGAAGAAGTTTTATGATGACAAATAAGGAACAAGATCGAATAGAGTCTGCGTTTATCAAGAAAGGGTTTGTACGCAACCCTGAGTTATCCACCTCTAGGTATGTTACACTTGAAGACGAACAGAACAGTGTATACATCTCAACGCTAGGCGAACTAGCTTGGGAGTCAAGATCAGTGGAAAATACTGGCGCAGAAAAGGTATTTCAACCCGTTTGGCGAGTAGCAGGAGTTTAGCATGAAAGGCATGAAGAAAAAAGAACCAAAAGGTTATATGGGTGGCGGTGCAATGGGCCACAAAGCCAATAAGGTTAAAGCTTACAAGGCAGGTGGAGAAACCACTATTGCCCGTGGAAGCGGTGCAGCACGACCTCAGAAGTTTGGGAAGAATGGATAAGTGGCAATTGAAAAGCCTCTAGTTACTCCAGATCAACTGTCTGCCTCTGAAGCAGATGGCCCGTTGGAGATATCAATAGTAAATCCTGACTCTGTTGGGATTGAAACACCTGACGGTGGAATCACGTTTGATTTTGATTCTGGAAGTGACCCTATGGGTGACGTTCCATTTGATGACAATCTAGCGGAATACATTGAAGACAAAGAGTTATCGCTTATAGCCAGTGAGCTAGTTGGCGCATTTAAGTCTGACAAAGAAAGCCGATCAGACTGGGAAAAGACCTATGTAGAGGGATTATCGCTTCTAGGCCTAAAGCATGAAGACCGAACTACTCCGTGGGATGGTGCGTGTGGCGTATTCCATCCACTGCTAACCGAATCTGTTATTAAGTTTCAATCACAGTCTATACAAGAACTGTTTCCTGCGGGAGGCCCAGTCAAGACAACTGTTGT